TACTACTAAAAAGTCTGTGATACCTCGTCTACCTTGTACTTCTCTTAGGAAAGGTTCTACAATGTTTCTAAAGTTCGCTCTTGTAAATTCATCATTGAATTCAAACAATTGGAATTTAGAAGCTGTAGCAATTGCCTTTTCTAATACAATAAACAATCTTCTTACGTTTATTCTATCAAAAGCACTTGGTGTAGTTAGACCTGTCTTATCGCCAAATAAGATTGTACCTTGACCTGGGAACGTAGCAACTGGGTTGATACGTGCTGGGTAAAGTATATCTCTTTGAGCTTTAGTTGGGTTGTATGCCAACTTAACTGCGCCTCTAACAATACCTCTGTTGAAACCAGCTGGTGAAAACCAACTATCAGCAACAGTATCTGTTCTAGCCGCAAGACCTGCTATATCACCATTTAATGGAACAAATCTATATACGTCAGAGTATCTGTCGTATTGGTATTTGTATCCACTATCAAATACAGCATATGAAGACGATCTAATTGTGTCAAAGAAACCTTTAACATTATTCGTCTGTGTATTTGAGTTAGTGATATTAACTACATCTGATCTTTGTGGTGAAGCAAATACAACTGCATCTTTTCTTTCTTCAGCAATTGTAATCAAGTTGTCAATGTGAGTTGCGCTACCTGAAGGACCAGCCATGATTAAACCTACGTCAACTGTTTCACTGTCTTGGAATTTCTCGTAAGCAGTTTTTAGTTGTCCGTCAGTTACTGTTGATCCGTTGTTACCACCAGATAATGATTCTAAACTGTTAGTATCTACAGCAGTGAAAGTTGTTCCACTTGCTGCGTTACCCCAGTTAGTACCAGTTGTTAAGTGATCCATCCAATAGATGTATTGTGATCTATTGTATATTACGTTTGGATAGTAGTTATCGTCTCCTTGTGGAGTTTTTGCATCTGACGCTTTAGAAAGACTAGAAAATGATTCTAATACTCTTCCTGGTTCGCCAGAAATTACGCCGTCTTCGTCAACAACAACAATATGGAGTTCATCGCCTGAACCTGATCTAGCAGATACATACGCTGAAGTTCCAGGAGCTCTGTCAACTGACTCGTAATACTTCCATCTTCTTTTGATTTTACTATTGTCAGCGATTACTCTTTTCAATCCACCAGCACCTCTAGGGTGTTGAACGATTGTTAGAGTTTCGCTTGTAATAGCTGTTATTCTATAAAAATCTCCGTCATCAAAGTCTTCAGTACTTGCTGTTGTAGAAAACTGAATAATATCGCCTACACTAAAATTACTTCCTTCGTCAACTGCGATAGTAGTATTACCTACTGCGTTTGTTGTTGAATCTGAAGCAACTAATGAAGTAGATACTGATTCGTAAGCTGTCGCACTTGGACAAATAGATACTTGTAAACTATTTCCGTGTGTTCCAGCTGTTCTAGCAGCAAATGTACCAACATTACCTTGACCTGTAGAGTAATTGTTTAAGTAGTCATCAGTATTTTTAATCAATGTACTTGATCCGCTTGATGAAGCGTTTGCTAATGACGTTGTTTGGGCTCGTACTACTCTCAAAGCATTACTATATTGTAAGAAGTTAGACGCTGTGAAAAAATACTCAAAGTTAGTTGAAGTAGGTTTTCCGAACGTATCTACTAATTCTTGTTCACTAGAGATTGAAACAATCTCATCAACAGGACCTTTACCAAATTGACCCGCAACTGCACCAATACTAGTTGATACTGCTGGGATTATATTAGTTAAGTCTCTTTCTTGTACGAGAACACCAGGTGATACTTGAAATGCCATTGGTATATTCTCCTCTTTAATTAGCTAATTTATTGTTAATTTCAAAATTCGTAAGTTTTCTTACGTCCATAGTCAAACTTTTTATCATTGTAGATATTTATAATAACCCAAAACCTAAGATTATTGACCCTTTCTGCTTACAGGAAACCATCTGGTACCATACTCATCTATTGTTTCTTCATTTTCAGGATCGCTGTTTATACCATCATCTACAAAACCAAAAGGTGCCATATCTTGTTCCATCAATTTTTGTTGTTCTTCATACATCTGATTTCTAATATTTGAATCTGATAATTCTTTAAAGTATGGTTGATTAGATAACCAGCCAAATATAACTAGACATATAATCAAGTCATCATTACACCCTTCTTCTGCCTGCCATGAGTTACCTCTACGAGAAAAAGTGGACATTTCTTCAATTATGTTAAAGTCATTGATTAATAGTTTATCACCCTCCATAAGCGTCTTAAAATTCGCACAACCAACCTTTTTTATCTGTTTTGTCATTCTTATTCCTAATGAAGTACCTCTACCTGAGAACATCGCTCCAAGTATTTGACCCGCTCTACCCTTTTGAGTAGTCATCAGTATATTAGGATATTCTAACTCGTAATGCATCGCCTCTGATATAGATTGACCTAAATCATTGACTTCAACTAGTACATGTGCTTCATTATACGCCTTACAAGTTTGAGCCACTATGTTTGGAAATACAAATGGTTTGACTTCATTGTTTTTATAAGTCGCCACCACTTCATATAATATTTTACCATCTTTATTTTTAGTTACGTCTAATATTATAAACGCAGAGTAATCTTTACCTGTACCTCTAGCTACGTCAACACATGCAACATACAATTTATCTTTATCAGGTCTCTTAAACATTCTCAAGCCACCTTTTGATTGAATTGGGTCTATGTAAACCGTATTCTTAATTTTTGCTGGAGAGATTAATGTATCTACTGAACCTAAGAACTCACACTCAAACTCTTGTGAAAATTGTTCCTCACTAGTGTTTCTAATTGTCTTTTCTTTCCATGCCTGATCTCTGCCAGGTACTTCTGACCAATGTACTTCAATAGGAATATAATCATTGTTCTTATTAACAGCATCTGTCCATATCTTATAAAACTGATTCATACCATGAGGTGTAGATACTATAATTAATTTTGTTTTTGTACCTGAAGAAATTGTAGGATAAACTGAACTGAAGAATTGCTCAGATATATTTGCTGGTACGAAAGCAAACTCATCAAGGAATATAATATTATATGAACCTCCCCGAATAGCACTTGAAGATGTAGCAGCAGCAACTATGGTTGATTTGTTTTCTAATTCAATATTACCTTTGTTCCAATTGATTACACCTTGTTGCATCCACTTAGGTAAGTTTTCATAAGCAAGTTGTAGTCTTCCTAATATATCTCTTGCAGTAGATGATTTGTTTGCTAGTATCGCTATATTTGAATTAGGATTAAACAAAGCATAATGTAAAAGATAAGAAATAGTTGTAGTTGATTTACCAGACTGTCTAGGTAATTTACAAATTGTAAATCTATTGTTATGTATTGTTTCAACAATTTTCTTTTGAAAGCCATACATCTTAAAAGGTACAAGACCTTCATCAAGTGATACAATACGAACATAGTTTTCCATAAAGTATAATGGGTCTTTCATACACTTTTGATATTCTAAAATTTCTTCTTCAGAATATTCTACTGCTGTATTAACCTTTTTTAGATTTGGATTTCCTAAATATGCATTATCACTCATTGAATAAGTACCATCCTGTTATTATAAATTTTTCTTTTGTTTTACTAATTTGACCTTTATGTGTGTGAGTCCAGTGAGCAGGCCATATGACAGTATTCCCTTTTACTGCTTTTGTTGAATAGTTTTGATATAAAAAATCTGTACCACCATTCTCTACATTATTAAGATAAGTCATAAAAACCAAATGTCTTTGTATATCTGGATATGTTCCGTTGTTTTCAAAATGCCAATCCCAATATCCTTCATTAGGTTTATAGTATTGTAATTTTATGTTAGCCGATGGCGTAAAATATTTTACTCTGTTACACCATTCATATTTTTTTAAATATTTTTGTAAACACTCATCTAGGTGTTTAGTATATTCAATATAAATCTCATCTTGTCTTGTTAATATAATTTGATTAGATACTTTACCATATTCTTCTATCTTATGACTTTTACTAATATTTGATTTATAATAATCAACAAGTTTATCACAAAAAACTTCTGTAATTTTATTTTCTAATATAAATGTATCAACCATTAAAACCTACCCAATCTATAAAACTATCATGTGGGAATTTATGCTCAATCATTTACTATCGCCTCAATGTGTGTATAACCTAATTGAACAGCTCGTGTCACTCTTTGTCCACCTACATAAACACTATATAATTTTTCAGTATAAGGTTTACCACCTACACCCATTCTTTGTTCACTACTTATCTTATGTTTAAATACTTCAATAGGTTTTTCCATAATATTAGTTATCTTATCTACGCCTTGATTTAAAGGAACATTATTTTTTATATAATGTTGATTGAAAGATAAATCACTAATCTTTAGTGTCTTTTTTCTCGGGTGTGATATTCTTGCCTTCAAAGTTTTCATTTTCTTTTTTACGCTCTACATTTGTTTCAACAGATTTTTTATTTAACATCTTTTGTAATTCAGCTGTTGATCCTACAAACAATGCGTTTTTTATATTGGCGTTTGCTGTTTTAGGTAGCTCTTTTAAGTCTTTTAGTTTTTTTTGTAAGTCTTGTAACTTATCCACTGTCTGTCCTACTTGACCAATCAATTGACCAGCAACTTCATATGCTCTAGGGTGTTGACCTTCTCTCGCAATATCTAGTATACCCTCAATCGCTTCCTGTCCTCTTTCAATTAGGTTGTAATAGTTTTCTCTACTATACTTGTAATCATTATCCACGTCAGCTTTCTTAGCGTCTTCCATACGAGGGACTGGTGGTTTAATTTCTTGTTTAACAATTTGTTTTGTAGGCTCGGGAGTGTCAATTCCTAAAATTTCATTTACCTTATCTTCTAATTTTGTCATACTTATATTTATATTACATTGTAATTAACTATACACCTATTGTTGTGTTCTGGTTGTTCTGCCGTATGCCAATACTTACCATCAAATATTACAACTCTACCTTTTTTAGGTGTAACTTTTTGCTTAATTTTTAAATCTTTTTTAAAAGGTCTATTATCATATCCTTCAAATTCATTTTCATAGATAATAGTATCACCTTCACTATCATTTACATAATATAAAACAGCTAAATGTGGAATAACTGCATCAACATGAGGTGTATCTACTAAATGTCTATCTGAAATATTTAAAGGTAATTGAAGAAATGAACGACCTTGTAAAAACACATTATTTTTAATGTTTGCTTTTTTAAGTGATTTTAAAATTATAGGAGCTATATCTTTATGAAATTGACTATTGATTTTTTTATTTTCAACATACAAATGTTGAAAGCCAGGTCTTCGTTGAACGCTATTACCTGTGTATGAAATATCATTACAAAAGAACCAAGGAAATTTAAGAGAAAAAAGAATATCTTTAATTTTATTTTGGTAATCTATATCAATAATATCATCATATATCAAAATGTCATCAATCATGTATATATTTAGTATGGTGCTAAATAACTTTTTTATTCGTCTGAATCAGTGGTTGTGTTATACTTTTTACCATCTGAAAAGTTTTGTATTGTTGTTGTAAACCCAAAATCATCATCAGCGTCCGCGCTAGTCGGGTTTGGAGTAATCACTATTCTTTCTTCTCTCGCTTTATTTGTAGTATCAGTATCTGAATATAAATCAGATTGAACTGTTTTAACAACGCCTT